ATTAGATTTATGGAAATATTAGGTGGAAGAGATGGTGGTGCAGGTACTATTTGTCCTCTATATTTCGATGGAGCTGTTAATTACTTTAGAGAACTACCATTGCCTGATAATATAAAAGGAATTAAGAATGTTTACAGATTATTAAACAAAATAAGACAATAAATTATGGAAAGATTAATAAAAATAATAAGCTTATTGCTGACTTTATAGGAGCTAGTAAAACTAGTAATTGTAAAGATAATGAAATTTTAGATGAACCTAGTTAAAAAGTAACTAGGAAATCTATGCTGATAAGATATTCAGGTAGAAGTTCTGATTATATAAGTCCTTCATTTGGATATGGATGTTTATTAAATTGTAGTTATTGCTATATGAAGCGTCATAAAGATCAAGGTCTTGATGTTGCTACAAATATAGAAGATGTTTTAACTGCAGTAAATAATCATTCTGTCTTTGATACAGTAGAAAAGCCTAATCAGACAGACAAGGAGTTCGTAACGTACGATATTAGTTGCAATGAAGACTTTGCTTTACATAGTAAATACTATGACTGGAAGAAAATATTTAAATTTTTTAGAGATCATAACAACGCCAAAGCAACATTAGCAACTAAGATAATTCCTGATAACTTTCTAAAATTTAATCCTTTTTGGAAAAGTTAGAATAAGGTTTAGCTTAATGCCTCAGAAATTAAGTACTATTTTTGAGCCAAATACTCCAAAGATACTAGATAGGATAAAGGCAATAAATAGATTTTATAAAGCAGGATATGATGTTCATGTTAATTTTAGTCCAGTGATATTATATAAGAACTGGGAAAAAGATTACATAGAGCTATTTGAAATGCTAAATAAATATGTTGATAATGACATAAAAGAAGATGTCTTAGCAGAAGTAATATTTTTAACTCACAATAAACTAAAACATGAGACAAATTTAAAGAATAAATTAAAAAAAGAAAACATACTATGGAATCCTAAATTACAAGAAAACAAAACTTCAGAATATGGAGGAAGTAATGTAAGATATAAAAGAGATTTAAAAAGGCATAGTATAAGACAATTTAAAAGAATACATAATCAAATTATACCTTGGAATACAATAAGGTATATATTTTAAAAATAAAAGATGGAGATTGGAAATTATTTTATAGAATTTATAAATATAAATGCTACAGATTGTCCTATTAGAATTAGAAATATTCTTACTAATACATTTGTAGAATATGGAGTAGAAGGACTACCTTGGAAATTATTAGGAAATTGTAATGATAAAGAAGTTATAAATTATGTATTTAATAATTTTGAATCTGACATTATAATTTAATATATGAATTTACCAAGTGAAAAAGTAAAAGCAACTGGAGTAAATCCAGAAACAATGGTTATCTTTAGTCAACCTAAAATGGGTAAGACTTCAGCAGTAGCTAATTTAGAAAACTGTTTAATTATAGATATAGAAAAAGGTAGTAATTTTGTAGATGCTCTAAAAATTAATGTAATAGAGGAAGCTAAAAAAGAAAAAAAACTACCTATTGTAGTATTAAAGAAATTAATTAACAGCATTGCTAAAAAAAATAAAGAAGCTGGAAAATATGTGTATCGTCATATTGCTTTAGATACAGTATCAGCGTTAGAAGAAATAGTAATACCATTAGCAGGTAGTATGTATAAATCTACTCCTATGGGACGTAATTGGGAAGGAGACTCAGTCCTCACATTACCTCAAGGAGCAGGATATTATTACATAAGAGAAGCTTTAAATAACATTATTAATAGTCTAAGCAGTATTTGTGAAACATTAATAATATTAGGTCACGTTAAAGATAAGCTTATAGAAGTAGAAGGAAAGGAAATGAATGAAAGAGGTTTAGCTTTAGCAGGAAAATCACCAGCAATTATATGTTCTCAAGTAGATGCTGTAGGTTACTTTTATAGAGATGAAAACGAAGGAAGAATTAATTTCAAACCTTCTGAATCTTTATTATCAGGAACTAGAGTTAAGCATTTGAGAAATCAAGACATACTTCTTTCTGAATTTGATGAAGAAAAACAAGAAGTAGTGACGCATTGGGATAAAATTTTTAAAAACTAATAAAAAACGAATAATATATATGATTAATTTAAATGAAGTAAAAGAAAAGTCCATTTCAATTTTTAATGGAGGTGAAGCAGGTGTAGCTAAAGGTAAGCTCACTAAAGTAGAAAAAAAGCAACCAGGTGATGCAGAAAGATCTCCTGATTTTAAAGTTTTTTTTGAGGATAAAGAAGGAGAAACTAATATTGCTTTTTTTGTACCAGATGGTCAAGATGAAGTTAAATCAAACAGAGAACTAGCAAGACTACTTAGTTTAGCTAGAGCTTATTTTGGAGATGATTTTGAATTTCCAAAAGTAAAAAATTATAATGAAGCATATTCTGTTGTACTAAAAATGCTTAAAAAAGAATGTGTAGGAGAAGAATTTAACCTATTTGTATGTTATGGTTATGATGCTAAACCTAGTAGTTTTCTAGGAGTAAGAAAATTTGATTTTGTAGAATCAGGTAAAGTATCTATTGAAGATAGTAAACTAGAAGTTAAAAAATCAGATGTAATGGAAAGATTACAACCTGATGGTGCAAATAATAAAAAAGATTCAATTTTTGATGAATCTATGGAAGAATTAGGAGATGATTTTGAAGATGATGATGACATTGTATAGTAAGTAATCTTTAAAATTTAAGGGGGGAACAATTCTCCCCTTTTTTAATTAAATTTACAAATATAATGTTAAATCTAAATAAAAAGCTAGTAACTAAAGATGAATTATTAAAGCATGTAAGCCCATTAGATATATTTAATTTTTATTCAGGACAAGAACTAAAATTAAAAAAAGTAACTTTATCTCCTTTAAGAGAAGAAAAAAATCCATCTTTTGCATTATTTGCATCAGGTAATGAGATATTCTTTAAAGACTTTGTATTAGGAGGTGGAGATTGTATAAAATTTGTTAAATTAATGTTTGGATTAAATTTCATGGATGCATTAAGTAAAATAGTAGTTGATTTTGATCTTAGAGATCATTTTCTATATAAAGAAGTTTATAGAACTGTAAATAATAACTTTAAAAAAGTAGATCAAAAAAAAGTTATTAAAGAACAAAATGAAACTATGCTTAACATAAAAAAAAGAAGATGGAAAAAGCATGATATTATGTTTTGGAGTAGTTTTGGTATTACATTTAATACCTTAAAACATTATAGAGTTTTACCTGTTGAATATATATTTTTAAATAATAATATAATAAAAGCAGATAAATATGCCTATGCTTTCATAGAAGAGAAAGATGGTATAAAAACTTATAAAATATATCAACCATTCAATAACAAAATAAAATGGCTTACAACACACGATAATTCAGTATGGCAAGGTTGGGAACAACTTCCAGAATCAGGTTATAACTTAATAATCACTAAATCTTTAAAAGATATTATGGCTATTACTTCTATAATGGGTATTAACTCAACTGGTTTACAAAATGAAGGAGTTAAACCAAAAGAAAGTATAGTTAAAGAATTAAAAATAGATTTGAAAACATATATTTACTATATGACAATGATTTTGATTCAGAAACTAACTGGGGTAGACAATTTGGAGAAAAAATAAGTAAACTTTTAGATGTTCCTCAAATAGAAATTCCTAGTAAATATAAATGTAAAGACTTTTCTGATTTAATACAAAAAGAAGGAATAGAAAAAAGTAAAATAATTTTAAATAATATAATAAAATATGATAACTAAAATGGAAGAAAATAGAACATTAATAGCTGTATATGGCAGTTTAAGAAAAGGATTAAGTAATCATCCTATAATAGTATCAGCTTTGTATGTAGGAGACTTTACTTCAGATCCTGTTTTTAAAATGTACGATTTAGGTGCATATCCAGCAATTACACATGGAGGAAATTCTAGTATAGAGTTTGAAGTCTATGCAGTTAATGCTAAGGAATTAGGAGAAGTCAATTCTTTAGAAGGCTTTCATGAAGGAAGAGAAATAATTATTATGACAGAGCTATAATTAAATCCCCTTACGGGAAAGCTTATTATTTCTTTTTCTGAATCAGGAAAATTAAGTCATAATTTAGATAACGCAGGGTTAGAAGTAGAAAGTGGAAATTGGAAAGATCATCATACAACTAAAATAGCAAATTAATATGAGACCAAAATATAAATTATTCAGACCAAGAGTTAGGACTAGACACCCCTCACACTCTGCATTAAGACCAGTTCATCAAAACTTACCTTTATTACCTTTTAGATCAATTATTAGATTAGGTTCTACTACAAGTATAGGAGCTTTAGCAAGTGATAGAAACGTTAGAGTAGAAGTAAATTCAGTTGATTCTATTAAAAACAGTTCTAATAAACTGTTGATGAAACAATGCTTTACACAAAAAGAAGTAAACACTGCAGCTTGGTGGACTTATAATGAGATAGAAAAACTTTTTATTCCTAAATTTTCAAATGAAGAATTAGAAATGGCTTCTTTAGAAGATTTATCTTATCCTATTATATCTAAAAATATATATGGTAGTAGAGGTACTGGTAATAAAAAGCATGATACTCCAGAATCTTTAAGAGATTGGATGGAAAATAAATTTTTAGATAATTATATATTTGAAAAGTATCATAACTATGTTAGAGAATATAGACTTCATGTAGATTCAGAAGGATGCTTTTACTCATGTAGAAAAATGCTTAAATCAGATACTCCTCAAGAATCTAGATGGTATAGAAATAACGATCATTGTGTTTGGATAATGGAAACAAATGACTTATTTGATAGACCATCAAATTGGGATGAAATAGTATCACATTCTGTTAATGCTTTAAAAGCAGTAGGACTTGATGTAGGAGCTGTAGATTTAAGAGTACAATCATCTACAAATTCAGATGGAGAAAGTAGAGCAAACCCAAAGTTTATAGTAATAGAAATTAACTCTGCTCCTAGTTTTGGAAAAGTTACAGAAGAGAAATATATAGAACAATTACCAAAAATTTAAATAGAAAATACAATGATTAAAGGAAAAAGAGTATTAGTAGGATTATTAGGACATAAACATTCAGGTCAATACAATGATGGATATGGACAAAAATGAAGCCTATATAGAATTTTTTAGAAAATATGGGGGATGTAATTATTATTGATTCTCAATGTGAAACAGTAATACCAGTAGATTTATTAGTATTACCAGGAGGAAGAGATGTAAATCCTATAAGATACGGAGAAAAAGCCAGGGTATGCAAAACTCAATCTCCCGATTTAGAATATGAATGGGTTTTTTTGTCAAATATGTTTAAGCACTATTTAAGTAGAGCGG